CTTTACGGGGCCTCCAGAGTCGAAAGATTCTTTCCCTCACAACTAGAGAATGGAGTGATCTGTGACACGTATTAGAAGCTACAATAGTGGCTTCATCCATGGCATCATGTATAATAATACAGTGATGCGGACTAACGATACATATGACACCCTTACAAAGTGTTATGATGTACCTGGTCCAGGTGATGGAGCTGCGTTCCAAGTTGAAAAAGTCTCCCTTACGGGCGGCTTTTGTAACTATGGTGACGTAACACATCCACCTCAATTTGGATTAGCGTGTAAGGATTATCGGCTAGAAGGCTATACGTCTTCTGTCGATGATCCAAATTATGCTCACAAATCATTTCCTAGCAGACCCTCAGATGGGCAGTTAGCTGTGGAATTACTACAGCGAACTAACCCTAGTAGACCCGTCGTTGACGTGCCTACCTTTGTGGGTGAATTAAAAGATGTTCCTCACCTTCTTCGAGTTGAAGGAGGTCACCTACTCAAACGAGTGGGTGCAGCCTATTTACAATATGATTTTGGCTGGAAACTCTTTATTCAGGATATGTATAAGATTCTTGCTTGTGCTGACATGTTAATTAAACGTCAGAATGAGTTAGAACGCCTATACAAGTCCGGTCTGCGGTGTAAGCGAGATCTATGGACCGGCTCTCAAAGCTGGTCTCAGGCCAGTAAGTATCAGCAGTCTGTCGGTTTTACGGCATTCTGTTCTAATACTTCTGTGACTGAAAGTAAGATATGGGGGTATACAGTCTGGACTCCAGACTATCCTCCAACACTTATTCATAGAGATATGCGCTGGCTTGCCAGGAAGGCAGTCTTTGGTCTAACGGTTGATCCCGTTACGGCCTGGAACTTAATTCCCTGGTCGTGGTTTATTGACTGGTTTAGCAACATAGGTACTATCCTATCTGCTGCCCGCAATATCGTAAATGCCTCGCATTCAACAATTCAGTTGATGCAGACAACTACAACCACTAGTATATGGAGCCCCACGGATCCTAATCAACATTCTGTGATTTCGGATCTTAAGGCTGTCCATACTACTAAAATCAGACGCATCGCCACACCTACTCTTACAGCCTCGATGCCTATCCTCACGGAGAAGCATCTGTTGACACTCGGTGCGATCGGAGTTACCCGGCGTACGCCGGGTTACTTCCACTAACACTGAGGAACAAGTCATGTTTGCAGATACCCTTACCATTACCATCAATTCGGTCGCCAAGGTTCTCACTCGTGTGAACCAAGACGGCTACTCTTCCGAGTACCTCCTTCGGGAGGCGACTGGTGATTTCCGGCTAAAGCTTCGGAATTCTTCGTATACTGACAAATCTCGAGGCGTTGTTGTCGATCGACACAACATCGAGTTTGTCTATACGATTTATCCTGTAGCTCCCTCAACTCTCTCGGTTATTCGCAAGTACTATTCGGTACTTGAGAATGATCATGTCGACGATGTTACTGCCGACAGCCAATTTGCAGCTGGCATTACCGCGTTTCAAACCGCGGCAAACTATGTCAAGCTGTTAAACTGGGAGTCCTAACTATGTGTTAGGTCGTTGAGGGGGGAACTATCTGCAGCTAAGATTAATCATTTCACTAGAAAGGAAAGGATTATGAAAAGCTTAGCAGATGACTTGCTCATGGTAGCAGAAGGTGTCCTTGCGGATTACCTTCTGGCGTACCCTGCTGACGCTGTAGATGTTAGTCGTGATGGAAAACGACTCTCCCTACTAGTCAAAGAGAGAGGTCATAGTGTTTTTACGCTTGACCTCCCGGAACTCGACGAAACCCTACTTCAGGGCCTCGAGAGTGGCCGTCTTATACTTGGTAAAGCTCTAAGCAAAAGAGCTTCTCCTAGTATCCTAGTACCCAGATTGTTCAGGGGACTATGGTTACGGATCTTTGACGTCAGTGGAAATTTGAGCGAGAATCCCGACGAATCTGCGATCTTCTTTCTGCGACAGCTATGTTGCATAGGGAAGAAAGTAGAAATCGAGTGTAGCCCCAACAGACTTAAACAATCTGTAAAGGAATACTTCGATGTCGAGCGAGAACTCAGAGCTCCCACCCTCAGGTGGGAATCCGATGAGCTCGGGTCCGAAAGTGAAATGGGCCGCTGTAGCTTCGTTGCTACTCACAGCCCTGATCACAGTGATCAACTCTCACTATGGGATAACACCCAATTAGGTGAGGATTTTTCACTTAATCAGACCCTTCTCCGAAGACTTCAGCGTAATGCTGATTTCTTCGCCAGTGCCTTAGGTAAGTATGATCCATATCAGTACAGTACTGATATGTTCAACTCTGCTAATGGCACTGGTCTCAAACATGGACCTGGTGCTGTTGCGGATTCAACTCAGAAAGGATATAAATATGTCTTTCCAAATTGGCCGCATAAGCTTGAACGGCGATTTAGCTTTCACTCGTATGGGAACTGTGAGGCTAGAGAATTCGATAGGGCTTTTGTGCCCGAAGAATTGTCCAATTACCTACAGTACTCCCAAACAAGTGATTCGCCGTTTTGTGACCGATCAGAAGGAGAGGAATATATTCCTTGTAACCCTCATATGGATGAGCCAAACACCGCTTTGGTGCCTGGACTCCGTATGGAATTACGAGGAGGTTTCCACAGTGATGGGGCAAATAGCCTTTTCACTGACGGAAAAAGACCTCTACATCATGAACCAGCAGCTCGCCTCATGGCAGTTCCGAAAACTGCTAAAGGGCCGAGGCTCATTGCAGCTGAGCCAGCCGCACACCAATGGTGTCAGCAGCTTACTCTGCGCTTTTTGAGCGATAGGTTGAAGGGACTCTTTGCAGAAAACTTTATCTGCTTTGAGAAACAACACCTATCCCATGGTTTGGTCACATCTGCTTCCTTGAATAAGCGATTAGCTACTGTCGATTTATCTTCAGCAAGCGATCGCCTGTCCTGTTGGGTTGTTGAGCGTATATTTAGAAGGAATCCTTCTATTCTATATGCTCTTCATTCTCACAGGACTCGCTGGTTGGTTACGGATAAAAGTATAACCCGTAATCGTGAATATCTTCTTCTGAAGAAATTCGCCAGTCAAGGGACAGCTGTTACGTTTCCGGTGCAAACGATAGTTTTCTTCCTATGTGCTATTACAGCCTCTGGCTTTTTAGCAAATAGCGAAGCGGACTTCATATGCAACAATCGAATTTGCAACTCGATTGGTCGTTTACGTAACAAGGTCCGCATCTATGGGGATGACATAATTATCCCCACTGATGGGTACGACTCACTAACTCGTCTACTCCATCTTTTAGGCCTGAAAGTCAATGAGAGCAAATCGTTCTCAAAAGGCTTTTTCAGGGAATCCTGCGGGATGGATAGTTACAGAGGTGTCGACGTGACGCCAATGAAACCAAAACGAGTTAGTGCTACTGGTCCACAGTCGCGTCAGTCTATTATTGATTCTGCTAATCAAGCCTTTCTTAAGGGCCTTTGGCAGACATCAGATAGACTGTTTTCAACACTACCCGTGTGGGTTCGCAAGAACCTACCGGTAGGGAGGCCGGACTGTGGTGCAGTATGCAGGTTCTCCTTTTCTGGAGAGAGTTTTATCGGACTAAAAACCCGATTTAACTACAAACTCCAGCGGAGAGAGATAAGGACGTATGGCTTAAAATCCATATCGCGCCGAACCCCTGTTAACCTGCCTCAAGCCTTAATTCAGTATTACACTGAGAACCCAAGTCCTGAAATTAATTGGACTTCTGGGATAAGCTTGAGAACAAAGACCAGTGATGGTCTAAGTTGGGAGTACCCTTTCTGGACGCGTTCCTAATGGAACCCCGTCCGATTGGGCAGTAACGCATCTTGATGCGTTATGGAGAC